ATGAGAAACGATAAAAAACGGTAAAAATACCTAAACCCATATAAACCCCCTATGGACTCATAGGGGGTTTATAGTTTGTTGGTTTGTAAATAGATTGTAGATAAGGTTATTAACAGTAAAAAGCATTGATATATATAGGTTTCAGACTTTGTTAGTATTGTTACTCTATTTCCCCGTGTCAGGATTTTTTATCCTTTTCTTATTGTCTAGTTCGTTTATCTCTCCCTATTTTCTTTCCCCTGTATAAAGTGCCAACAAGATAAACAAGCTTTGAAACCTATACCCTGCAAGGCTTTCGATTGTAGATAACCTTATCTACAATCGAATCACAATCCAACAGCCTTGCTGTTGACTTTGGTTGCTTTTTTTACTCTACAGTTTTTTATTGTCCAGTCTGGTTTATTCTTTTATCTTTTTCCTTTATAAGACATCGACATTATCAACAAAGTCTAGAACCTTTACAAGGTAACGGTTTCGGTTGTCGATCACCCTATCTACAATCTATCTACAATGGTAACAGGTAAATATACTTAGTACATCTGCTCAGAAAAGATTCTCCCAATCTATTGACTTTATTGGGAGAATGATCCACAATAGGAAGTAACCAAAACACACAAGGATTAAAACAATGAACACTCAACAATCTAAGCTAAACAAATACCAGACTAGCCTAGCTAGATTAACTGCTCAACTAGCAGTTACTAAAGGTAATCGGAATAAAGCTAAAATCGTTTTAAATATATTAGAAATTGAATCAAATATTGAGTTTTTGTCCTCAACGATTAAAAATATGCAATCTTTTAAAGATGAAGTAGTAACATTACCTCAACCAGAATGGTTACAAAAGTTATCAATTCCAGAATCTACAAAAGAACGAGTCGTTAATACAATCAACGCCCTTGACTGTAAGATTGAAAAATTAAATAACGATATAAACGGAATTACATCTCAAAATCACAACAATATCTTAAACTCTAGCCCTGCCGCTGACACTGGTGGTATTAGAAATCAATCAGACAGTAAGCGTCAACAGTTTGACGATAGACTATTCCGGAATGCTAAAGATGCTGTTAACGCATCAAAAGAAAGAGATACTTTAACAACACAGAAAAAACGGTATATCAAGGACATAAAAGAACGTCCTATCTTTGAAAAGGCATTAAAAACAGGTAAAAAATCATCGGGAGAATCCTATGATCGGGAGACAATACAATTTATAAAAGATGAGTTAAAACTGATTAACGATAGAATATCTAAAATTGAGTTTTTAGTCACGACTCAAAAATTCAAGAAATTGTAATAAAGTAGTACAAACGTTCAGAAATAATTCTCCCAGACAGTTGACATTTCTGGGAGAATGATCCACAATAAAATATAAACAAAACACACAAGGATTAAAACAATGAACACTTTACAAACTAAATTAGCTCGATTGAAATCTCAACTTAAAATTACAAAAGGCAATCGTGCCAAGGCTAAGATTGTTATAGAAATTCTAAAAGTAGAATCAGCTATTGAGCAGTTAAAGCCCAAAAAAGAAATAAAAGTAAAAAATATAACTGTTAAAATCCCTGTTAGTGTTTCTACCCTTAAAAAACACTGCTGCAACGTGCTATCTCCTAAACTGACAGACAAAAAAATTATTGACGGATGGAAGTATTCTTTGGCTGCCCAATCAATGCAAAAAGACTTTAAGGCACAAAAAGATATTCAATGGGGAGATCGCCATCTCCTTCTACAGGTAGTTTATTGGGTTGATCAATACCAGCAAGAAATGGATAAAAGGGGATTAACAGAAAAATACTGTCTATGGATCGAGAAGAAACAAGCATTTAAAGACGAGTTTTATCGAAAACCAGAAAAGACAATTAATAAATCTAAGGATACTCAAGTCAATATAACCGAAACTCAAGCAATTGAACCCAGAACTAAACAATTAGAATTAAATCTTTTTGGTGAGATGCCATGCGTAAATAAGTTTCAAGAAGTAATCGATAACACAAAATTTACCAAACAGACCGTATCTATTCTAAACAGAGAAGGTGAAACTAGAAAAGTAAAAGGAGAAGCTTTGGGCGATTATCTAATTTCTGCGGGAGAAAATGACGCTTACAGCATTCATCACATCCCAACAGGATTAGAAATAATGTCTAGTGTAGGATTTAAAACTAGAAACCCAGTTAAGTATGAAAATCTAAGCGAAAAAGAAGCGGCTAGGTTAGCTGTCAAAAAGTTGGTCGCCGCTAACATTGACATTCCAGGTTCTTACTTAGAATGGAATAAGTCTAGCGCAATTGAAAAAGCAAAAATAGGGCAAAACATCATAGATGCTTTTGATGACAAGATTAAGGCTAAAGCTTCATGAGTATTTACAGGATAAGCTTTCCCGTAAAGAATACGACGCAATTATTACCCTAGAAGCATTTAAGGATAAGGTTGCATCTATGTCAGTAAAATTTATCTTTCCTTAGATGGTTTTAAAATTTAGTGACCTAAGCAAGTCAGTAAACTGCTTAATTTAAGTACCTCACTTAGGAAAATAAATCATGAATACAGAACAAACTGGATTTAAAAAGTTTAAAGCCAACCAACTTCGTATTTACGAAGATGGTTACACCGGGCCTCACGGATGGTACTGGGGAAGTCACACAATTGCTAGTTTTATAGCAAAGGCTATTCAGGCAAAACACGGTCATAATATTACTGACGTTCTAAATTACACCACTATCTATGTCTCAGAGCTAGTTAAGGTTCCTGCGGGGGGTTTAGCTCGCGGATGTCATGACACACTCTACAGCGTGACGGCTTTAGTTGATTTGTCCCTAGAGTTGCCGACGGAAAAAGAGATATACGCCGCTTACAAACACAATAACGCCCATTTCAGCGGCGTAGAGGCTATAAAAGGCGGTTATCACTTTTATAGCATTTGGTAATAAGCAACTAAGTCAAAACGGGGAATTATCCCCGTTTCATATTAACACTAACAAAAGCCACCATGATTCTAATTTTGTCCCTTAAATCAGAAGATTTTGAAATTTTAAAATCTTCTCTCCAAAAGTATACTCTTGTTGAGTTACAAGATTACTTTTTGTCGGGCATAACCCTAACAAGAGTAGCTTTAATCTGTGATAAACAGCCTGAAATAAAAGGGATTAATTTCTCTGTAGAGATAAGTATCCCTGAAACCAAATACTGCGTTGCTTGCCTAGTTTTGGGTAAATTTACGGCACTTAATACCAGAAACAATTCTGGGTATTGTTTAGAACATCGAGAACTTGATCCTAAACGAAAACAGGATCAACACCAACGCTACAAACAAAGACGTAGTACAAACGTTCAGAAATAATTCTCCCACATACTTGACTTTATTGGGAGAATTTTGTAAGATAAGACTAGGCAAACAAACACACGAGGTAACAAGCTATGACTTCTATCGAATTCTACGAAAGAGATACAGTTATTAAGCGTATTGGAGACAATCTTAATCAAATTAACCAAAGATACTTTGAGGGAAACCACGGAATACTAAGCGTCACCGATAACGGTGATTATGTTACAGTCAAAAGACAGGGTTTATCTGTTGCGGACTATGACACTCAAAAGCTTTTTGACGCACTAGAAAATTTTAGTCAAGAAGATCGAGAGTTTCTTTTTCCCTATGGACTATGGGACTATTTAGATCATTGCAAGTACAAGCCAAAAACTGAAAATGAGTTAAAGACCGATGATGAGTTATCTTTCTCTGAAAAAAGACAGGTTGCGCTCGTTGATTGTTTGTTAAGTGAACCTGACTTAGAATACCAAGAGTTCAATAAAGCATGGATTGAAAAGGAAGCCTTAAAGCAGCGAATACACGATCTTGAATGCACAGTTTCTCTACTGCAAAAAGAAACAGATCAAATAACAGTTCTAAACGAATCTGTTACTCAATTACATACGCGTATTTATCAACTGGAACAGGAAAATAAGCAACTAAAAACCAATCAACCAGAAACCAAACCAGAACCTAAGCTAGATAAAAAACCGATGGCTAAAAAGCCTAAGTTTAAACTGCCAGAAAACTTTGCTGACTACCAACAAGAGTGCGACGACTTAATTAACGCATTGTCTTGCTTTTACAATATCAAAAAAGGTAAATGGGGAAAAGACATTCTCCAGTTTATTCTTACTCCCAACGATACCGAAAAAGCAAAGCATCCATATCCTGACAAGTGGAAAGCAGGACTATATTTTTCGAGACGGTGGGCAGTCGATAAAGTCAATTTGTCTGACCCTGATGAATGGTCAGACTGGTACATGGACATCTATGACTTTGCTGACGCTAACGACATAGAGATTAGTTAGTTTCTAGTTATCAGTTATCAGTAGTACACTTGTTCAGAAAAGATTCTCCCAGATAGTTGACATTACTGGGAGAACGATCCATAATAGAAAGTAACCAAAACACAGAAAAACAAGATTATGGATAACGCTAAACAACCAATCGAAACAACACAAATTTCTGAAATTAAAAAAGCTCGAATTTTCTGCAAAGAGATTGAGCAAATAACTCAATCTCTAAATCAGGAAGCACAAACAGTGCTAGGCAAATATCCGACGCTGTAATCAGTTATTAGTTATCAGTTGTCATCCGTCAAAAAGTGTGTGATTACTTTATTGGCTTAATTTTCCGAGATTTTTGGCAGTTCTGCGATCAGTGTAACCATAGGTAAATCTACGAACTACAAAAAGATAATAAAAAAGTTTGACAAACTACTTGACATACAAACATATACCTGTTATATTGGTTATATGCCAACAAACACAAAAGAGGTTACGATGAAATTTAACAGACAAGCACCTGGTCACTACGTTGCAGTAGCAGAAAAAGTTGAAATTAAAAAAGGTATTGGTGTCAATAAAGATAAATGGTTTTGCTATTTTCCTGATGATAAAGTGTCTTACCGCCGTAGCTATGAAGCGGCTAAGGCTTGGTCAGAAAAATATATGGAAAAACTACAGACATACAATGTCACAGTCAATCGAGTTAAGACTGTCAAAAAACAAGCGACGACCAGTAAAGAGCAGTCTTTACAACACAAGTTATCTCGCCACCTAAGTTATGTGGTA